GCCGCACCACAGCACCATGACCGACTACACCGCCACCGCCGCCGACCTGCAGGCCCTGCGCGGCGAGATGCTGCTCGCGGCTGAGGGCTGCGAGCTTCCCGCTAGCGTAGCGCTGCTGCTGCGCAAGGCTGCCGCTGGCCTGGGAGCCGTTGATCAGTGCTGCGAGCCGTGGGTGCTCGCCGCCGTTGACGCGGTAGAGGGATGATCCCTCACCGGGGGTTGCGCAAGCGGCCCCCATCCCTTATACTGAACAAGTCAACCGCACCGCACCCGATGACAGCCACCGAGTACGCCACCGCCGCTGATTTCTCCCGCTGGGAGGCCCGTGCCAAGGCCATGACCATGGCTGAGCTGCTTTATACGGTCAGGGACTGTCAGCAGGCCGAGGCCGCCATGCGCGGCTGGAACCCCATTAAAGAGGGCTTCTACAGTGACCAGGCCAGCACCTAGGGTATGGAGCTCACCCGCCGCCGCCGGGCCATGGGGCTGACCGGTCCCGTGTGAACGTTTGTAACAATCCGGGCCAGCCAGCCACAGCTGGCCCTTCCTAGCCTGTAGGATGGGGAGACAATCGGATGAGGGGCGAGGTAGCCCTGTTGACGCAAAAGGTCGCCACCCACCCTGCCAAGCCATAATAGTGTGAACGTTTGTAACGATCCGCTGACGCGGACGCGGTAAGGGCACCGATGACCCTATAGTGGGGAGGTCCCGCACGGAAAAACCGATGCCCGCCACCACCACCGCCGCTGCTGCCTCCCGCGCCACCGACGCGGCTGACCGGGCCATCTCGGGCCTGATGGCCACCAATCCCGCCGCTGCCGCGCGGCTGGAGCATGACCTCGCGCAGATCGGCGAGGGCCGCCAGATACAGGTGACCCGTAAGGGCGAGGTGGTGACCTTTATCAGTCACCTCACCGACGCTGAGGCGATCGCCGCGCTGGCCGGGATGCGGTCCAGCTTCGCTCAGGACCTTTACCGGTCCCGGAACCGCCTGAGCGAGCGCCAGCTGGCCTGGGCGCACAAGCTCGCCAGCGACGCTCAGCAGCCCCGTCAGCAGGCTTCTGAGGCCCCGGCAGGCCCTAGCCCCTTCGAGGCCCTTTTCGGGGCTTTTGAGGCCGCTAGGGCCAAGGGTGCCAAGCGCCTGACCCTTAGGTTTGCTGGGCTTAACGTTAAGCCTAACAGGGACAATACTGCCCTGTGGGTCACCTCTCAGACTGAAACCGAGATGGGCGATTATGGCCTAAAGCCGAAGTATCTCGGCAAGGTAACCCGTCAGGGACTCGATTCCCGCCTCTCTGATGATGTTAAGGCGGTGCTGAATGAGGCCGCTAAGGATCCTCTCAGCGTGGCAATCCGCTACGGTAAAGAGAGTGGAGAATGCTCCTGCTGCGGTCGTGAGTTAACCGATCCTACTTCAATCGAGAGGGGAATCGGTCCCATTTGCGCCACCAAATACGGCTGGTAGGCGTAACTAACTGTCCTGGGGCAAGACATAAAACTACCCCACAATCCACCCTGCATTCGTGTCATGACCCTTTCAATCCGCCCCGCTACTGTCGCCTATCAGCCTTCTGTGCGTGATCTGGTGAACATCTATCTCGAAGTGTTCGAGATCGTGATGTGTTTCGCGGTCGCATTCGTGAAAGAATTGTTTTCACTAACTGTTCGTACAGTTAGCTTCTGTCAGGCATGGCAGGATTGGCGTGGAATGTATCGCTTCGGCCCTGTAGAAGTGGGCTTTGATCTACAGCAACAGTACGACGATTTAGAGTCTTTTTGGGTCACAATTGCGTGGGATTCTTATAATCGTGGCACCTCACTTTACTGGTGTCGGTGTAATCAATGGGTGAGAATCGGCTGGTAAGATACAACGGGGAGGCGCAATCCTCCCCTTTCGTTATTCGTATCGACAGCTATTCGTAATCACAGTTAATTCTTTATACCTTATATTCGTATCTTATTCGTTATTCGTATCGACAGTTATTACGATTATTTGTTATTGTTTATATAAACCCATACCGCCCTCCGTATATAAAAACCGAAACATCCCTAACCTACAGAGGTGACAAAGAGCGAGTTAAATATAAAACCCAAAAAAATTTTCCGCGACCATGAGAAGACTCAAATACCCTCAGAGAAAAAAGCCCTATTGGAGTTTCTGGAAGGTAGTATTTGCAGGGTGGCTAATAAGGTATCCGAAATTCTTTTTAAGACTCTTAGGAATTCCGATTGGGATTATGGTAATTCTCATATATAATGCGGTTACAAAATAAGAGTAATTAAAAAAAATTTCGGAAAAAATTTTTGTCTGGGGGGGTTGCGTATGGAAAAGGTTTATCACATTTACGCGAAGGAAAAATGTATTATTCCGAATATCAAGGAAGAAGAATTTGAGACAACATGGAAGACGTTGAACAACATGGTAGGAATTATGAAAACGGAGTATTCTTCGGAGGATTTGAGTTATGAGGAATTGACATGTATAAAGGAGGCAATGAGAGATTCCTCTTATTGACAAGAAATAAATAAGACGTTAGAATTGAACTGAAGGTTATTCAATCTTATGGCAAAAGGATTTACTGTAAAAGCAAAAGCACCGACAACATCAGAATCTCAAGAATGGGATTATGAGGCAATTAAAGAAAGAATGAGAGGTAAGAGCATTGTATTCTGCCTACCTGGTAGAGGATGTTCTTATACATTTTTAAAGAGTTTTGTACAATTATGTTTTGATATTGTACAAAACAATATGAGTATTCAGATTTCTCAAGATTACTCATCCATGGTAAACTTTGCTCGTTGTAAAGTACTCGGAGCAAATGTTCTCAGAGGGCCGAAGCAGGTACCTTGGGATGGTCGTTTAAAATATGATTATCAATTATGGATTGATAGTGATATCGTATTCAACACTGAAAAGTTTTGGCAGTTATGTGATTTAGCACTACCTGCTGAAGGAGAAGAGAAGGAGATCACAGCTGGTTGGTATTGTACTGAAGATGGTCGTACTACATCAGTTGCTCACTGGTTAGAGGAAGATGATTTCCGTTCAAATGGTGGAGTGATGAATCATGAAACGATTGAAAGCATCTCAAAGCGTCGTAAACCATTTACAGTTGATTACACTGGATTTGGATGGGTGATGATTAAGAATGGAGTATTTGAGAATCTTGAGTATCCTTGGTTTGCTCCGAAGATGCAAGTATTTGAATCAGGAGCAGTACAAGATATGTGTGGAGAGGATGTTTCATTCTGTTTGGATGCTAAGGATCAAGGTTATGATATCTGGTGTGATCCTCGCATTCGTGTAGGACATGAGAAAACAAGAGTAATCTAAACTTTATGAATATTCTTTATAAAGGAAGAAAAATTTATCAAGATCTTACTTATGAAGAATGTATAGACATTCTACAAGACTTAGCAGAACAATACTATGAAGATGGTGAATATGACCCAAATGAAATTGAATTGGAGGAATCTTAATGGCCGTTAAAAAATCACTGATGGGAACGCAATTTATGGAGTCCCATCCAAAAAATACCCGACAGGGTACTGGAAAACATACCAAGTATGCGGCGACAAGTCGTAATGGTGCTCGTAAGAAGTACAGAGGTCAGGGCAAATAATCTCGGCGCTCCTTATAGGGGCGCTTTTTTTATGTGTGTAAATAGTCTTATAAGCCTTATAGGCGCTCGTAGCTCTTTATGAACCAAATAGAGTCCGATATACTAGAATGGATTAAAAAAGTTTCGGAAAATCATGAGGAATTGGGAGGATTGCCTATATGTCCATATGCATTAAGATCAATTTTTAAGATTATAGAATGTAAAGCAGAAGAAATAGAACCAATAGAAGGATATGATGTGGTTATTTTTGCGGTTGAAGACAACCTAACACTCATAGATATTGAAAAATGGGTTGATTTTTATAATCAAAAGCACCCAGAGTGGAAATTTTTTAAAGATTGTAAGCATTATGACTCATATATTAATGAAATTCAGACAAATAATGGCAAATATAACCTCATTTTAGCCCAACCAAAGCAAAAATTAAGAAAAATTAGAGAAAAATTAGCAAAAACTGACTATTATTCATACTGGAATGAGGAATATTTAAAAGAAATCTTACAAGATGATATAGATTTAGTTTGACACGGGATAGCAACCCCGTAAAAAGTTCTGATTTGTCGTAAATCAGGTAAAAAAATGTCTAAATCTGTCGATAGGGACAAAGAATACATGTATCAGATGTGGGGAACCACAAGTTTGACCTCAGACTATGGTTGTTTTGAAGAAAAAAAGAAGAAAACCATGCTTCGTGAAATTAATCACGATCAATTAACTCCAAAAAAACACGATTTCCATACTCAAAATGAAATTCACTCAAAAATACGTAATGATGAGGACTATGATGACTGGGAATACGGTACAGAACCCATATTTGGATAATAAATAAAATAAGATTAATTTAGTTTTTAAATGCCTTTAGAGCGAGTCAGTAAAAGTTTTAAAGATATTAGCATGTCAATGCAAGTGAATCCGCTTAACTATGACTTAATCACTATAAAGAATGAGACTGCTATTGCTCGCTCTATTCGCAATTTAGTCTATACTTTTCCTGGAGAAAGATTTTTTAATCCATTCTTAGGGTCTAATATAAGGAGAAGTATTTTTGAGAATATTGACGATATTAATGCGTCAATATTAAAGGAAGAGATTGAAAATACAATTACAAATTATGAACCAAGAGTAAGATTGATTGAGGTTACAGTCTCTCCAAATTTTGATGATAATGAATTTAATGTTCTCGTCATATACAATATTGTAGGAATTGACGCATCTCCTCAACAATTGTCATTCGCACTACAATCAACACGATAATGTCTCTTACTAACTTTACGAACTTAGATTTCGATCAAATAAAACAAACGATTAAGGATTACTTCAGATCAAATTCAGATTTTACTGATTATGATTTTGAAGGTTCAAACTTATCTGTTTTAATCGATGTATTAGCATATAACACATACATTTCCTCATACAATGCTAATATGATTAGCAATGAGGTGTTTATAGATAGTGCTACTTTGAGAGAGAATGTTGTAGCACTCGCCAGGAATATTGGTTATGTTCCAAGATCGAGATCAGCAGCAAAGGCTAAAGTTAGTTTCTTTGTGGATGTATCCTCAAGAAATGCACTATCCGTAACTCTGAAAAAAGGAGTTGTAGCGACATCAAATGTATTTGCGTCTAATAATTACATTTTTTCAATTGTATCTGACATTACGGTTCCAGTTGTAAATGGAATTGCCATCTTTGAAAATGTCGAAATACTTGAGGGTGATTATGTAACAACTAATTTTATAGTATCATCTACAAATAAGAATCAAAGATACATACTCGAAAATCCAAATATCGATTCATCTACTGTTAGAGTATTAGTAAGAAGTAATCAAACAAGCACTGTTGCAACTTCATATTTTAGAGCATCTAACATATTGAATGTAGATTCACAATCAAAGGTATTCTATGTTCAAGAGATTGAAGATCAGCAATATGAATTAATATTTGGAGATGGTTATTTTGGAAAGAAATTAGAAGATAAGAATTTTATTGAGGCGTCATACCTCATAACAAATGGCGAATCTGGAAATGGATTTGCAACATTTAAATTTTCTGGTAGACTCGTTGACGATAGAGGGCAAGTAATCGGTACTGGTGTTTCTTTATTGACAACAAATGAACCATCACAAGGTGGTTCGGAAATAGAATCAGTTTCTTCAATTAAAAATTTTGCTCCGAAATTTTACTCATCCCAAAATAGAGCAGTAACAGCCGCAGATTACGAATCTATTATACCTCAAATATATCCAGAAGCAGAATCTGTGACTTCATTTGGTGGGGAAAGTTTAGATCCTCCCCAGTTTGGTAAAGTTTTTGTTGGAATAAAGCCATTCTATGGTAATTTTGTCCCGGATGCCATTAAACAAAATATAAAAACTTCTTTGGGGAAATACAGTGTTGCTGGCATTGTACCCGAAATAATTGATATCAAATATCTTTATATTGAACCAGAATCGCAAGTATATTATGATTCTAATAAGGCAGTAAGTAGTGATGCTGTAAAAACATTAATTGAAAATAATGTGAGAACATATTCAAAATCAACCGAAATTAATAAGTATGGTTCTCGTTTTAAGTATAGCAAGTATCAAAAAGTAATTGATGACTCTCATGAAGCAGTAACTTCAAATATTACAAAAGTACGCATGAGAAGAGACCTTAAGGTTGCTATTGGTAGAAATGCGGAGTATGAAATATGCTTTGGGAACAAAATACACATAAAGGATTTGGCCGGTTTTAATATAAAATCTACTGGATTCAAATCCAGCTTATATAATGATTATGTCTATTTGTCAGATATTCCAAATGATTCTAGAGAAGGTAGAATTATTTTATTCAGCTTATACTCTGATACCGAATACAGTATAATTAATAGTGACATTGGTTATATTGATTATACTAAAGGTGAAATAATGTTATATCCAATAAATATTCAAGAAAGCCTAAAGGTTACTGGTGGAGTACCTATATTACAAATTTCAGCAATTCCAGAGTCTAATGATATCATAGGTCTTCAAGATTTGTATCTCCAAATAGATAATAATAAAGTTGATATTAGTATGATACCTGATATTATAGAATCTGGATCGGACTCTTCAGGGTCTTCATTTATATCATCTTCAAGCTATCAAAACGGAAAACTAGTAATAATCTAATACATGGAAAATACAAGAATTAAAATAAGTTCTATAGTTGAAGCACAAGTACCCACATTTGTAAAAGAAGATTTTCCTCTAGTTGCTAGTTTTCTAAAAGATTATTATAAATCAATGGATAGTATTGGAGGATGTCTAGACATTCTCCATAATATAGATTATTACGCTAAAGTAGATAATAATTCAAATTACATAAAAGAAACTGTTTTATTACAGGATATTCAATACAATGAAAAATCTATTTTAGTAGATAATACGAGCGGATTTCCAAAAAATTATGGTCTGATAAAAATAAATAATGAAATAATTCTTTATAAAAGAAAAACAGATATATCATTTGAGGAATGTGTCCGGGGATTTAGCGGGACATTTTCTTATGACAATGGGAATAATGATGAACTTCAATTTTCTTCTACAAATGCAGATTCTCATGTAGAAGGTTCTATAGTAGAAAACCTAAGTTTTTTATTCTTGTCCGAATTCTACAAAAAAACAAAAGTACAATTTTTTCCAGGATTTGAAGACAGAGAATTATTTGAAGGTATTGATAAAAATTTAGCTCTGAAGCAATCGAAGGATTTTTATTCATCAAAGGGTACTGAAGAATCTTTTAAAGTCTTATTTAAATTATTATTTGGATCAGACGTAAGTTTGATAAAACCTAGTAAATTTCTAATAGAACCGTCAAGTAATAATTATAGAATAAGAAGCTATTTGGTAGTAGAGCCCCTAGTTGGAAACATTGAAGAATTAGTAAATAAGACAATATTCCAAGATCAATCCAATTATTATGACGCAGCATCTGGATCCGTCACAGATTTTAAAAAAATAATAAGAGAAAATAA